GAACAGTCGTGCTGCCGTTTGCAACCTCAGGAACAAGGGGATCGACCATCAGGCCCTCTGGCATATTCACGCCAGCGCCGAACAGAAACGCGGTTGCTTCCTTCTTGCCAAAGTCTTCGGCCAGAGCCATCCGCACCTCGGCCTCAGCTTGCGGCGCGTCTTGCAGCAGGCGGTTCGAGATATCGACGAACGTGGCCAGCTCATGCACGGCGACTTCGCGCTGTCCAAAGGTGATCTCGGATTCGTCGTGCGGCTGCGTCTCACCAACCCACGAGGCGTTCGTGATGTCGCCCCGCGTCGGATAGATCACGCTGTCTGCGCCGGTGCCGCGCACGCTGGCGAACTGACGGATCGGGCTGAACTCGACCAGATCACGGATGACCTCGGACGACATCTCAGGCGGGGCCAGAAAGCCGCCCTGCTTATCATTGCTGACGTTCAGGGCCTTTCGGTCTTCGGGTTCGATGTGATCGCCCTGCGCCAGATAGACCGCGAAGGCCTTGCGCTCTGCCGTTGGCTCATCCTTGGTTTCGGTGCCGCCGGGGCGGTTTGCCTTGGCTTCCAACTTGTCCAAGCGAGCGATCAAGGTCGAGGGATCGGACTTTTGCTCGATGTCCTTGATCCGGTCATCGACAGTCTTGGTCAGGTCTTCGAGGGCCTTGGTGACGATATCGTCCTCAGCCCCTTCTTCGCCCTTACGCTCGATCTGCGCGAAGGCGGTCTTGTTATTCAAATGCTTCATGATGTGCCTTTTGAAAGGTGCGCTGTTGCGCGTTGCAGTGCGACGGCAAGGCGAAGTGCGCCCACCGCATCTTTGGCCGAGGTCACCCTCGCGCCGGGATGGCTGGGGAGGGTCACAAGAGACACTTCCAGCAAATCCAATTCTTTGATGGTGCGGCCACCACGAGCGCGAGGCAGGGCCTTACGGGTCATGAAACCGATAGACAGGCCACGAATTGCGCCAGCCTGCACAAGCGCACGGACCTCGCGGGCACGTGCAACGTCATCGACCAGCAGACGGCCTTTGATTTGAAGGCCGGTCTCATCCTCGTTAGCGGACTCCCAAACGCCGACCGGGTCATTCTGGTCGTGTCCAAAGAGCATAGGCAGGGGCAGGATTGCCGAGGCGAAGGCACCCTTTTCGATGATGTCGCCCACGCGGTCAGGCGTGGCGAACGGCCAAGCGATGCCAGAGATAACCCCGGTGTCGTCAGCCAGCAGCTTGGTTTCGATGAATAGCTTTTCCATCAGGCGTGACCCCGGAACGCGGCGCGGTCGCCTGCGAAGGTATCGACCTGGGCATGCACCCAAGCCGCAGCCTTCAAGAGCCGCACGACGTTGGCGTGGTTAAACGGTAGGGGTTCGCCGTCTTCTTCGATCTCCCAGCCCAGCACGCAGCGGGCCAGACAGTTCAGGCGGGCCTTTTCACGTGCGGCGGCATCGATGCGGCCATCATCATCGGCAGCATCGGCCAGATCATCAGTGACCTGCAGACGTGCGCGTGACTGTGTCGCGCTATCAGGACCAGCGATCCTGAGCTTGATACCGGTCGCCTTGCCAGAGACGGGGTCCAGTAATTCAAACTCGCGGCCACGATCTTGGTCTTGCGAAGACATCAAGATGTCATTCAGTTGCATTGCCGGTATCCTTTGTCGGGGGCGTGGACGGTGCCGCGCTGATGTTCGGGTTCAGGAACTCATCGCCGCCATCGCGAGGCGGTAGGCCAAGCCATGACCGGCCCTCGTTCGGGTTCAGGGTCTGGCTGGCGATCAGGGAATTGATCACCGTGGCGCGAGTGCCGAGGTCTGCGCGTGTCAGGTCGTCGCGGTCGAACCGGATGACGTGATCGACGCGGTCTTCATCTGAGAACAGGGCGCGGCGCAGGGCACCCTCTAGGCCACGCAACCAAGGCTCCAACGTGTAAGACAGGAACTCGCGGCCCTTCTGCTCGCTGTTCGACCATGTCGCACGGCTGAGGTCGCCGATCATCGGGGCCGGGATGTTGAAGGCCCGGGCGATTTCTTCGATCTGAAAGCGGCGGTTTTCGAGGAACTGAGCGTCAGTGCGGGCCAAGGTGGCCGCTTCGAACTCTGCGCCATCGTGCAGGATTGCAGTTCGCCCGCCTGTATCCTCGCCCTCATGGGTGGCTCGCCATGCCGCAAGGGCCTTTTTGACCGCGTCTTCTGACATGCCTTTAGGGAATTTCAGAAAGCCAGACGGACGGGCACCACGTGCAAACAGCCTTGCGGCGTGACGGTCCAGCGCGACGGCGATGCTGATCGCTTCCATGGCTAGGCTGAGAGGGGCGCGGCCCATCGGGGGCAGCAGGTGGATCACGGCCTGAGAGGGGATCGGATCATTGGAAATTCTGTAGAAGCGCTCGCCAGTGTTCGTGTCGAGGTCGAAGGTCAGCAGCCCAGAGCGATAGCGGATGATCTCGCGGGGTTCGCCGTTGGTCCAGTTGACCCACGCCATGCCGCCCACGTCCTGCATCAGGGCGTCTTTGACCAGCTCGCGGATAAGCTCGAAGCCGCTTGTCCAGGCATTGGCATTGTCACGCAGCAGACGCAGAGCCGGATGATCGGGCACGTCCATCTCGACGCCGTCTTCGATCCGCTTCACGGTCACGTCCAGAGACGCCACGGCTTCTGAGATAAGTTGGATGGCAGCGGCGACAGCCGGGGTTTGCAGCGCCGCAGTGCGGCTGACGGCAACGCCGGTGACAGTAGGGGTCAAGCCGAACAGTGCCTCGATCACCGCATCAGGCGATGTGAGGGACTTGGTTTCAGGCGCGACCGCCGAACGTGAAAAGGGCCATAGCTTCATGCCCCCATTTATCGGGTTTGCAGGGCCTCAAGATAAGCTGGCAAGGCCGTGCAGAGTGCAGGAAAGCATGGCAAAACCTTGCATCAATTGCCCCGACGCCATGCCAGCAGGGCTGTCCGTTCGGCGAACCACCGGCCACCGGGCTTACTCACGGGCAGGCCGCTGGCCGTATCCTTGGCCCATCGCCGCGCCGTATCGGTCGAGACGCCGAGACATGCCGCGATAGCAGAC